ACCCTATAACACTCTACGCATCATACGAGCCGGTGGTCGGTCAGAACTACCAAAACGCGTTCGGCATAGACTCGCCCGACGAGGTAGTGTTTGACCTCAACTACAAGGACGTTCTGAAAAGGCTCGGACATCCCCCTAAAGTCGGCTCCAGGATACACAGCCCTCACAGAAAGGAGGACTGGGTCATAATCCAGAGGAACATAGGCGAGACCATGCTCTGGAGTCAGATGAGAATACAGATACTCTGCCAGCGTTTCCAAGAAAGCGTTACAACCGGCGAGGGCAAAGCGTCGCAGAAGAAGCCCGACTTTGATCTGAATGATTTAAATCAGAGGGGCTAGGGAAAATTCCGAGACTAGGATTCGAACCTAGAAAAGCAGATCCACTTGCCACTATAGTTTTCACTACCATTACTGTTTGTGGTCTGGACTTTACCTTCACCATATCTTTTGATTTAGGTGCCTCCCATCAAGTCTCTACACCTTCCCAATTGCTTGGGCTTGGCTCGGTATTACCATTTTAAAGGCTTCACCGAATTTGAGAGGTTCTACTCTAAAAGTTTCCCTTTAGGCACTCCGATTTTGAAGTCTGCTGTTATACCGTTTAACTATCTCGGATCGTTATACCTTGATCAAAATCAAGAGCGGGTGACCGGTTACGCTCCGGTGATTGAAAATTGGAAGTATTCCGTGTTACTGCTACACTACACCCGCGATATGTTAACAACTGCGTCGTTCATCCATTTTTTTGTATTACATTATCTCCTTGATGATTTCAAATATTTTATGCCGCCTCCCTTGTGAGGTATTTCTTGGCGAATATCTTCTGATTGTACTTGATGCTCTCTTGAAGTTCAAGGTCGGACTCTATCAGACAAAATCAATGTTTTTGTTTTCGTTTACTTTCCACAAGACAACCTTCGGCAGTTTTGGCTTCGGGAGCGGAATCCTTATTCCTTCCGGCATGTACGGCGTCTTCTTAGTTTCTGCTTTTTTTATGGGGTAGTGCTTCATCTTCTTGCGGAGAAAAGCCGCTTGGGTATCTTCGTCTTTATCTCTATCGGAGTGGAGGCAGCAGATATTTTGTCTAAGATCATCTTATCTACGTCCCCGTACCCTCCTCGGGAATAGGCTCTCCCGAGGACTTTGTATTTGTCGTCGAAGGTCAGTCGCGAGTCGGCCGTCCATGAGTGGCTTGCGATTTTTAAGCCGTGGTCGTTTATTCTTCTCTCCCTATTTTCTCTCTCTATTCGCTCCTCCTCGGTGAAGGGGGTGAACTGAACTTCGTTCTTCTGCGGCACAAACAAAACTTGGCCGTACGGCTCGCCGGCTCTGAAGATGTGAGTCTCGCCCTCCCTTGGGGCCTTGAATACCACGAAGAATATTCTAGACCACCACCTTTGTATGTGGCCGGGCAAGAGGCAAGGTACAGTGCCGGTTTCGTCGGTGAAGAATCTTGGGTGGGGCTCAGTTCTGAGGACATATCCTTCGGGCGGCTCCATATCCAGAGCGCTCGACATGCCGTAATGTCCTGTTGCGAAGGTCATCATCGGAGGGGATTTCTTCTTAGGTTCGTCGCCCGAGATCGTCTTGGCTTCCTCGTTTAAGTTCCATTCCTCGCCCGAGAAATCCCCATCAAACGCGATCTGGCCGTGGCGTCTTGTGACGCGACACTCGCTCTTGAAAGGGTATATGAGTTCGTGTCCGTAGGTGCTTCCCTCGACAAACGGAGGGCAGTGCCATGGCTGCGGGATGGCCCCGTTGCCGTGGTTTCTGTCGTTTCCTGCCCAGCCCGGTATCTGGAGTTTGATGGGAGAGGGCGGCGTGCCGAGGTGCCAGTTTCTGTATTTGACGAGAATCATTCAATGAATATATCGCAAAAACACAAGCAGATCAATCTCCACTCGTCTACATAGAACAAGAGAGGAAAATCATGAACGTCAATCCGGGCAACCACCAGAGCAAGGGCTTGAACGACTGCAATCCAATACCGCCAGCAGAGACCAGCAGAAATAAAGAAAAGGCTGCTAAAAGTTGCTCGGGTCCGGGCATGGGAACTGGGTGGGTCGAAGAGGCGGCCAAGTCGAAGGTCGGCCTTGGAAAAGACGCGCAGTGCGATCCTATGCAAACCGGACAAATTGTCGACGACATGAACGACCCGGAACGCCAAGTGCTCTACAGATATTCTAAGAGCCTTCGCGGATGCGACGAGGCGATGGTCGATATGTTTTCCAAATTAGTCGTGATTGACGAGGACGGCAAAGCCCACAAGGTTCCGATACTGTGGGGCACACAAGAAAGAGCCGTGACGTGGATATTACAAGACAACGTCAGGAAGGACGGGAGCCTCGTCGTGGAGCGAATCAGACTTCCGGTACTTGCCATATATTCAAGCGGCATGGACTTCGACCAGACTAGGTATACGTACCACAAAGCCCTTGATTACATGAGGAGACTTAGACCCGACAACAAGCCTGGGTTCACCGCCAAGGAGAAGTTTGAGAGAGATACGGTGTTCGGGGTGGCAAGGGGCATACCGATTAACAAGACCTACACTCTTACGGCTTGGACCATGTACATGGAAGACATGGATCAAATTCTCGAGCAGATCATGCTAAAATTTTCTCCGATTGCATATATACAGGTTAGGGGAATCAACTGGGAGACCGCGGTCAACCTAGATTCCATAGCGAACAATGTGGACTATGAACCAGGCGATCAAAACCAAAGAATAATCAAGTTCGAATTTAATTTGACGGCCAAGGCATATATACCACAGCCGATTGTCAGAAACAAGTCAGTTCTCGCAACAAAAACGGATTTTTACAACAATGTCAATGAGGACAAGATTACTGAGGCGTTAGACAAATTGGAAGACAGTGTTGATAAAATAGAAAGGCAAAATTAATGATTGAGATCAAGAACAAGACGAGGGGTCCAGTTCAGATACTAATAAGATCCAGAAGGTCACCCAAGGCTTTCACGACACTGAATGTTCCTGGCATAGGTGGTGGAAACAACATCTATATGTTAGAGGATGAGAGAAGTACAGAATATGTCGAGAGAGCAGAAAAGATGGGGCTGATTTCGACAAGGCATGTAACAAAAAAAGAATTGAACAAGGGAGAATAAAGTCATGGCAATCCTAAAGGGCTTTCCGCCGTCCAATACAATTTCACCGTCGGTAAGAATAACCGAGAAAGACTTGAGCTACATTGCTCCGGATCAGACCTTCCACAGGGCTGGTTTGGTTGGTTTTGCGAGCAAGGGTCCGATTAACATTCCGACAGTGATCCAATCCACAAGACAGTTGAACACAGTGTTCGGCTATCCTCATCCCGAGGCGGGCGATCCTTACCTCATCTATGCGGCTCAGCAGTATTTGCTCGTCGCGACGGAACTTTATGTGGTTCGCGTCGCCGATACCGACGCCGTGAGTTGGGAACGTGCTCGTTCAGCCCAAGTCGAACTTCCTTCGGCCGGTGGCGATGTTATGATAGTCTCAAGCGAGGCCGGGCCTTACAATTTAAGCAAAGACATGTACTTCAGATGGAGGCTCAATGGAGTCCTTGCTTCGAAGACTCTCGTCGCCCTTTCTAACGAAAACCATCCCGATCCGCTAGTCAACAGCGGTGGATACACAGCCTCCCAATTGGCTGACGACCTCAATATGCAGCTCGATCCGGCGGTCGACGGCATAGAGTTCTTCTCAACAATGGAGAAAACCAGCCTAATAGAATCCGAGTTGCAGACCACAACAGAAACCGACAATCAAGTGACGTTCAGTTTGGGCAACGGAGACCTTGTTGCGGGTTCGGTGACCGGACGCGTGGTGATAGGCGGAACGGTGGTTCAGACTTTCAAGGTTAACGAACAAGGAGTTTTCTCGTTCAAGACCATCGTGGCATCCCCGGCGAACAAGGCCATAGCGGGCGCCATAGATAATCCGGGCGGAACCATAACGCTGACCTACCAGAGCAATCTCGCCGCGGGCGTTAACAGAATTTCGGTGGACTACAAGTATACCTCCACATACGGCGTATCAAGGATAGGATTGAGGACAACGTTCTCATTTGGTCCGAGGGCCCAGCTAGAACTCGTATCTGTTCAAGATGCCTTGTACGGATTTGGGGGAGTGACGGGATTGGGTAGCGGCATGACCCGTGCGCAGTTCACGGGCAGCGCGGCTGCCACGTTTGACTTCACCAAGCTTGACGAATATGACCTTCAAGTTGTACTTGACGGAACCGACAATGTACTTGTGGATAATGTTGTTCAAGTTATTGATCTATCGAGTTTGTCGACCAATAGTGCAGCGACTGTCGCCAACGTCGTCAATGCGATCAACTCAAGAATTTCAGACGGTGACGTGCCGGGAGGTTTTTTGGCTGTCGCCGTCGGAAATTATGTGTCCCTAAGGACGCTCCACTCCGGCAACGACGCAAGGCTCATTGTCAAGAACGAAAGTTCCACCTTCACGCTTCTTGGATTCGACGCTCCGCTTCTGGACCCTGCGAATCCATCTGTCGTCGGTAGCAATGGATCTAACAAGGGAATGTACATAACGGCTTCCGGATTTTCTCCGAGGGGTGTCAGTGGTGCGGCGGCAATTTCCAGTTTCGGCGTTGTAAATGGCGATTCCAACAGATTCGGCGACGTCTCTGTGACGCTCACAGCGGACTCGCCGGGCATTGATGGTAACGCAACCCAGGTTGTCGTGAGAAACAATGTTCGCGAGGGTAACTTCATAATGGAGGTCTACAACAACGGCGTGCAAGTCGAATCTTGGGGCAACTTGACCAAGGACGAGACCAGCAGGTTCTACGTTGAGACATTCTTGAGCTTGGTTTCGGACTACGTGAGGGCTGTGGATAACGTAGGAAACCCAGCGCCTCCGCTCGATGGAACTTATTCCTTGGCTGGCGGCTCAGACGGCATCCCCTCGGATCCGGACGACCAAGATTACTTCCTCATCGGAAACCTCGTGGGCTACACCGGCATCTACGCCTTGAGCGAGCCGGAGCAGATAGACATAGATTTGATCGCTGTTCCAGGACACACCTCTACGGGCGTAGTTCTGGCGATGATTGACATGTGTCAGAACATGAGAATGGATTGCATGGCTATAGTGGACGCACCATTCGGCCTTACAGTTAAGGAAATAATTCACTGGCAGAACGGCGCCCATCCGCTGAACACAACTCGTTTCGACTCAGACTTCGCGGCTCTCTACTGGCCGTGGGTCAAGATTCGCGACACGTTCAATAATGTTGACGTTTGGGTTCCGCCTTCGGGCTCAATCATGGCGGTATACGCCAGGAACGACGCCCTTGCGGCTCCGTGGTTCGCCCCGGCTGGCGTGAACCGTGGCGTGGTGCCCGGAATCACAGACGTGTTCAGCAGACCGACCTTGGAGGAAAGGGATTTGATGTACGGCAACAGGAACGCCATCAACCCGATCGTCCAGTACGCGGACTTCCAAGACTTCGTCGTGTGGGGCCAGAAGACCTTGCAACGCAAGCCGACCGCTTTGGATCGTGTGAACGTGAGAAGGCTAATGTTTGCGATAGAGAAGAGAATCAGATCTGCGTCCAGGGCACTTTTGTTCGAACCGCACGACGACATCTTCCGCCAGAAGTTCATCGAGATAGCCACAAGAATTCTGCGCGAGGTTCAGATAGCGAGAGGTCTGACGGCATTCATCATCAAGGCTGACACAGAACTGAATACGCCTGACGTGATTGACAGGAACGAATTCAGAGCCAGAATCGGCGTTCAGCCGACAAGGGCCGTAGAGTTCATGTTCCTTGAGTTCAGCATCCACAGAACCGGAAGTTTCGATGCCGGTTCGAACACCTTCTGATAAGTGAAATCATAAAAAGAGGAGATTAACATGGCGATTCAAATGGGTTTGGGAAAGTTGGGTGGAGATCAAGTCACCCACAAGAGGAAGTTTAGATGGACTTTTGAGGTCAGAAGGAACAACACCGGTGCCGCGTCAACGGTGTCGGCAGATGTTCCGGCGAGCTTTGTCAAAATGGCTGCTCGTCCAAACATCTCAATAGAGGAAACAGAAATAAACTTCCTCAACGGAAAGACCTACATTCCCGGAAAGGGCACTTGGGAAACGATCACCGTCACGTATTATGATGTGAGCGGCGACGACAACATGGCCTTGTGGGACTGGCTCGCCGATGTCTATAATTTCACCGATCCGCTGGGTCTCCAGCAGAACTCGAGAAGGAGTTGCTACGCCGGAATTGGAATCTGTACTATGTACACAGGCTGCGGAGATCCCATGGAGAGATGGACTCTGGGTGACTGCTGGCCCCAAGCCGTCAACTTTGGCGAACTGGATTATTCTTCTTCGGAAGAGGCAACGGTAGAAGTTACCGTAAGGTACGCGAATGTCTCGTACAAGAACTTGTGCGGAAGGGATCCCACCTCTACGTGCTGCCCTTGCAGCACGAGCGCTGGTGGCGTCTTGGGCATGAGTGCAGGGGGAGACAGTGCAACCACATCGCTACCGAGCGTTGGTTTCTCTGGCGACGCCGTCCGCTAAGACTAACAAAAAGGAAATCAAACAAAAAGGCCAGCGGAAACGCTGGCCTTTTTCGTTTGATGACTCTATTTATATTGGAGGATAGAGATGGAACAAAGAATGGGGCTGGGGAGGCTTGGGGGCGAAGACTTGTGTCTGATGAGAAAGTTCCGATGGCTTTTCTTCATAGACGAGATCTGTGATGACGGAACTAGCGCCTTGCCTCCAGATAAGGCTGCGCGGCCTAGTCTCAGTTTTAAAGAAATCGAGGCCCAGCACCTCAACGAGACGATATACTTTCCCGGAAAGCCGGACTGGAAGCCTATAAACTTGACCCTTTACGAATTGAAGGGGAATAAGAATCCCATATTTCAGTGGCTAAAACAGATTTACGAGCCGTGCGACGACAAAGGAACTTGGAGAGCACCTGCGCCGGGGGCCTTCAAGAAGACCGGAAGACTCAAGATGTACAGCGGGTGCGGCGATGTTATGGAAGAATGGGTATACAGCAATATATGGCCCAATAACATAGAGTGGGGAGATCTTGACATGAGTAACCAAGATGTCGTTACGGTGGAGATGACTTTGAGGTACGACAGGGCGTACACCAAAGATTGTTCCGACAGCGGTTCATCGTTCACGGGAGATATAAATCCGGGCGGTGGCGCTGGGTTTGCGTGATTATTCTATATCTTTCTTGAGTAGTTCGCGCATCTCCGCAAGTTTATCCTCAAGCTGTTTGGCTTTCAGTTTTAACTTCCTACACGCGCCACTCTTATTTAATCTTCCCTTCTTGGTATAAACCTTTTTTTCATCGTCCAGAAGGGCGTTGACTATATCTTCGTATCCGTTGTCTATGAGCTTCTTTATAAGCTCTTGTCTTTCAATATGATCTATATTGCTCATGAAATAAGTGTTACAGATTGTTTAAAAAAAATCAACATCACTTTACGATTGGCCATTTTCAAACATAACTCTTCCATTGTTGAATGAAGAGTTGCCCTCAAGTATCTGCATGTGGTTCAGGTATTTTTTCTTTAGTTCGTTGTAGTTTCTTGCAGTTCTGTATAGTTGTCTGAAGTGATTTAATATGCAAGTCGTCATGTAATTAAAGGCTTTTCCCTTCCTAGAGTCGAACCTCCCTATCTTGTCAAAGCATATCATTACGCCCTCTTGAATAGCATCGTCGGAGTCTATGAGTTGAAACTTGGCATATCGCACTATGTTCTCGGAGAGGGTGAAAAAAGCGTAGGCAAGTTTCTGCTTGGACTCCTCGTGGCTTTTATCTGTGTTCTTGAGAAGTTCTTCCTTTTCTTTGAGTGCCGACTTGTTTTCGTTGCTTTTAACTTTTCTAGTCTTTTTTCTTTCTATTGTTCCTCTTATCTCGTCCATTATTATGAGGAGTCTTTGTCTTTCCCTCTTAGAGTCTTGGAATTGGTTTATGATACTTTCAAAGGTCTTATTATTCAGATACTCATTCATTGTCCCCCAAATACCGGATGGCTAATTTAAAAGTTTTTCGGGCAATCCTATAATAGTGAGGCCACTAGAGAGAAAAATGGAAGAATCAGGATACGAGGGCGTTTTGTCGGCCCTCTTGTTCATCATGGAAAACCCTTTCGCAGACAAGGGTTACGAGGATTTAAAAAGGCACTATTCGGTCTTGGGGATGACGAGGGAGGCTGAGGCCGTGGAATTCCTTTTGAGCGAAAGATCCAATGTTAACGGTACAAATTCTTGTCAAAAACAACGCGGCGACGATTGAAAAAACTCTAACGTCGCTGTCGGGGGTCGGAAGGATTGTGGTCGGGGACTTGGGATCTACCGATGGAACACCCCAGATTTGTGCCAAATACGGGGCGGAGGTCGTAAAAACAAGGTGGGATGGCGACTATTCAAAAGCCAGAAACGGCCTTATTGGGTCCGGCATGAATTTTTACGTAGAGCCTTGGGAGGTTTTGGCGAGTGGACGAGAGAGGCTTGAGGCCGCAGACAAGACGACGAGGGTATATGCGATCCAAGGAGGAATCGTTTCTAAGGAGATTAGAATCTGGAAAGACATAAAGTTTGTCAATCCAGTCTACGAGACATTGGTGGATGACAGAGCCGAGTGCGATCCAAGCGTGATTCTTATTTCTGGACGACAGCCGGACAGCAGAAAGGAGAAAGCATCCATCTGCAAGGAATGGATGGCAAAGAAACCCACCTCGCCTGATCCATACTATTACATGGCTTGTTCTCATCTTGCCAACAGAGAGTACAAAGAATTCTTATCGCTTGCCGAGCAGTATTTGGTTATGGATCCGAAAGCGGGTATTTCAGGAATTCTTCTCAGATACAACATGGCTCAAGTTCAACTCCACACAGGAGAACTTGAGTCAGCGGCTAGGAACGCATTGTCGTGCTTGTCCGTTTGTCCTGTCTTTGCCGAATTCTGGTGCTTGCTTGGCGACGTATTGTATAAGTGTCAAAGGTACGACAAGGCGAGACGCATGTATGAAAACGCAATGATCATCGGAAAAAGGAGACTCAGCAAAGATGCATTTCCGGTGGAAATATCAAAGTACAAGGAATACCCAGTAAAGATGATAGAAAATATCAGAAAGTTGATGGATGGAGCCAACTTGTTAGGTCAAAAAGTTTCTTAAAACAGAATATATAACTGTACAAGGAGGTTCTATTTGAATAAATTCAAAGTCTCCATAACATACTTCGGCAGTTATCTTGAGGAAAATATTGAAATAGAAGCCGAAAGATCGGAACTGGCGAGACAAAAATGCCAAGAGATCGTCGATAAAAATCACATTTTTTTGGAATCGGCGGCCCAAAAAAATGTCTTCATAAGCAGAAAGATCAAAGAATGCTTTCTTCACCCCGCGGATTGGCGGGAAGAACTAAGAGCTTGTTTGGGAGATTTTGAGCCCAAAGACTAAAAAATTATATCCAAGTCGTTAATTACAACGGTGACTTGGTCTTCCCATCTGGCGACATCTAGTTGCTTTCTTCCTGGGCCGAGTTTGCTGAGTCTTTTCTCAAGTTCGTCTATATGGCAGCTGATCACAGACCAGTTGTTTTCGGCAAGTTTTTTAACTTCTTCCTCGTGATCTGGGACCTCTAGATTGGGGTAGTACTTGCGAAGTTGATCCTTGCAGTCCTTGACTACTTTTCTATACAATGGTATGTGGCAAGCACACCCCGGATTGTTTAAAAATTCATCAACTTCTTTTTCCATTTCTTTGGGAAGCGTGAGTCTGAATCTGGAGTCTTTTAGAGCCTTCTTTACATCCATTAGACTTATTTTCTTGTCACTGCTCATCGTCTCTCTCCTTTAGGAATTTTTCTTGGAATTGGATGTGTTCTTCTATCCACTTTTTATTTTCCTCTTCCATCTTTGTTTCTTGTGATTTTCTGTCTGCTTCGCCTTGCGGATCTTTGAATGGCCTCGCGGAAATGGCTCGGCCGCAACCGGGACACCTGAATTTTTTGTTACTGAGCGTGTCGCTTTTTAGTTCATGCAGCCCGGACTCATCTGGGTCGCAAACCTTCTTCCATCCACAATAGTCGCAAAGCACTATTCTCTTCTTACTCATCAAGATCCGTTCCTATGATACTTTTTGCTTCTAGGTAGTTCATGTATGTGGCCGAAACAGTGGCGAGAAAACTTCCTGCCATTCCGCACGAGAACACTACGAGGGGATCCTTTCCGACAAGGATGTATCCGAAAAGAAAACCCACCCAAGTTCCAGAGCACTGGTAGCAAGACACTAGTTTGTTTATCCATGGATGGAACCTTTTTTCTATGAAATCCCTTGTCGGCTGCATAATGGTGGCTGGGTCGACTATGATGTTGGTCATGCCTATAACTGCCAGGGCAAAAAGCAAAAGGGACGAAAAGGAATCCATACTATCTCCAGAATGTTATATTTATCTTGTCTTTTTTTCTGAACACGGAAAAACCCGAATACGTGTCGTTAAATTCAAGTTCAGCCTCGTCTTCTAATCCAAATTCTATGTTTTTCACAAGATGTCGGTCTATTTTATCAATAGTGACCGTTTCATTAAAGTGCATAGACAAGGCGTCCTCATGCGTCCTTTTGGCGGATCTCAGAAAGTCTAAAAGAGATTTTCTGCCGAGGGCTCTGAGCATGGGGCTCATCTTGCTTATTCGCCACTGGTCGCGCAAGTGGATCAGATCTGGGATGTTTTTCCATACGCTTTTATCGTGGAAAATAAGGTCTTCCACATTTTGAAAATTTATTCTCATCGCTCTCTAATAGACTACGAACTCGTAAAATCTAAAGGAGAAAAAATGGCCGACGAGACTTTCAGACCGCAGAAAAGAAGCATTTCCCAAGAGGAAATAGATGGAGATGAGGCACAGCACGGCGATGCTGAAAATGCTGCCGAGCAGTTGGCTCGTATGGCCCAGATGAGGCAGAACGCAGCGGCAGAAGTGAATAAAGAGTTCGAAAACCCGGCAGCGGAGGCCGGAGTGAAGATCAGCGGTAGGGTTCCGGAGGCCTTCAAGCAAGCGGTGGCGTCAAAGAAGATAGAGACAAGGGGCGGGCAGAAGCCTGCTCAGGGTAAGAAGTCCGAGATGAGGGTCACGGGAAGCGGCAAACTGGAGGAATTGATCGCAGGAATCGGCACCAAGGGAACGATGGTGTTTGAGCCGATAGAACTTCCTTCCAAGGGAAAGTTCTATGACGGCGAAAATGGACCAAAGGACGGAATCATCCATCTTAGGCCGATGACGGGCGAAGAGGAAGAAATATTGGCGACCCCTCGCTTCGTCAAGAAGGGCCAAGCGATAAATATGATTTTCAACAGGTGTATGAGGGACAATTACGACTCGTCCAATTTCCTCACACAAGACAGAACATATATGCTCATCTATCTTAGAGGCATATCATACACCCCAGAGTATGATGTGGAAATAAAGGATCCCGAATCTGATCAGACATTTGCGACGACGATCAACCTCAACGACCTATATGTTGACTACTGTACGGATGATTTCGGTCCCGAAAGTCTTGAAGACGTATTGCCCACAACGGAATACAGGTTCCGATACAGATTGGCAGTGGGCAAGGATGAGCAGTTGATACAAGAATACAGAGAAAGAAGGGCGAAGAATTTTGACCTTTCGGGACAGGCAGACGATACCTTGTTGTTCCGTACGGCGCACCTCATAGAAGAGATAGAGGGCCTAGCGGATAAACTTGAGATTCAGACGCTATTGAAGAAGTTGCCTATTCAAGACGTGGCTTATTTGAGGACAGTGGTCAATGAGCCGCCCTTCGGCGTTGATACCAAGGTAAACATAACCAACCCATATACAATGCGGGACTTTGAGATAGAACTTCCGCTTGAATCAAATTTTTTCTTCCCGCGGGCAAAGCGAAAGAAAAATACGATATCGAGGACTCAAGCCTAGAACTTTGGAGCAACTTGATGGAGGAGATGTTTTTCTTCATCTATCACATGCACCAGAGCCGGGAGAACTTCATGTCTTTGCCCATCAATGAGAGAAAGTGGATAATCAGCAGATTCATCCAGCAAAAGGAAAAGGAAAACGAGGCAATGGAAGCCGCGCGAAGAAAGGCCAAAACGAAGAGATAATACATGGCATTAAAGGAAAGAAACCAAAATCCGGTCGTGGGTGACATTTTGAACCTCAGAATGTTCACTTACAACTCTAATCACCGCCAAAGCGTCCAAAATGTAGCCAAAGTAGAGATATACCAACTGGATGATACTTGCATCACACAAGACAATCCAGAGGGTAGAAGGCTAATAGGAACCATAGAGCCAACGGATATAGAAATAGTCCCAGACTCTTTCGGCGGGCATTATAAGGTGGCGATCGGTTTGGTGGACCAAGTTTATACCATCGGGAACTACTTGGACGTCTGGTATGTTCAGTTCAACGAGAACCAGTCGGGGACCGTAACGAACGAATTCAAGGTGATATCAGATCTATGGTATGCCTCGGACATGCCAATAGTTTACGACTTCTCGTACGGATTCAGACCGAACAGGATAAGAAAAGGGGAACGACGCTGGCTGACTGTGGAGGTCGTGCCGAACGTGCCTAATGCGTCCGATTTGCAGAGGTACTATATGAATCTGGCTGTTGCGAGCCCGGTTAAGATTCACATAGAAAAGAAATGCGGCGAATGCGTGCCGGCGGAAAAGGATTTAAGAACGGTGGTCTCAGGAGGCCAAGTTGAGTACCGACGGGATGCCGAAGGATATTTTTTCCTTGACACTGTGGATCTGGACATGGATTACGGAATTTATGATGTCTGGTTTGAACTTGATTTCGGCGAGAGCACGTACATATCAGAAAACTTGCAACTCCAAGTGTTTTGAGGGATTAAGAGAAGAAGAAACTGTCGTCTAGGCTCATAAGATCTTCGTAGTTGAGAGCGATCCATTCGCCATATTTCATTGAGCACTTTAAGTCCATAGAAGGCAAATCTTCCGCCTTCAAAAAGGCAAGTCTTGGTTTTCTATCCTTCTTCCACAAAAGGAGCGGTTTGCGTCCGCATCGTTCCGAGTCCGAAGTGACCTGATCCAAGAAACCGTCCAGTTCCGACTGTCCTCCGCCGAAAACCGAGCACAAGTCTATGTCGTTGTATCCGCCCTTTGACTCAAGGACGAATTTGAAGTTGTCTGGGCATACGATGTCGCCGGAGTAGGTGTTGTTTGCCGTTCTTGAAAGATGAACATTTTGACCCCATCTATTTCCGCTGCCAATCGAGCGGCTGAAGCTCCCGAGATCGGGATTGGCGGCAAGTGTCTTCTGAAACCTTTGGTTCAAAGCCTTTACCAGTTCTAGTTCAACACGCTTGCCTTTTTTTCCAGACTTTATTTTTTTTGGCTTCTTATTGAATATGTCTTCTACTTCTGCGTCTTCTTCCATTCATTATATATTAGGACTATTCAATCTATTTTCACGCAATATATTGGGGAGGTATGTGATCTGCTAACCAAATATCCTCATTTCCGTGATAGAATTTAATTCCGTCTTCAAATGCTTTTTTTGAATCTATAGTTAGGATGATTGGTTCAGAGTGCCTTCTTTGTCCGACCGTCTTGGCCGTTTTCGGACTTGTGGACAAATGAACATACTGTCTGGACATGGGTTTTAGGCCCTCTCTCTTGATCACGAAGGCGCTAAAGGAAGGGGTGCCGTGATATAAAATATCCGGCGGGCGGGCCTCTGTTTGTTGGACTTTATTGGCAAAAGAATGGCCGTATGCGGCTCTTATTTTATCACCTTGAATCTCCAATCTTTTCTTATCCATATTGGCGACAATCAAATCAAGCTGTTCTTTTGTTATGTTCATAGCATCAAGAAAAGATTGCAAATATACCCATCCGTATTGGTCCGGGGCGAGTCCAAATTTATCCGGGGAATGCCTCAGTGCGTAGACTAATTTTTTGCCATTAAAATTCACAAATTCTCCATGGTTTCAAATATTAATCCCCACCAGTACATATTTTATGCGCCAAATAGTACTAATAACCTTGTCGTTGATGATATTCTTGGCTTGGGACTCAAAATCCCAATATCCAAAGGCTCAAAAACCTTTTTTGGCCAAGAAAGAAGACAAGGAAGACCAAATAAAAAAACTCAGAGTTCGCAAGGCGGAACTTAGAGCCGAATTCTACAAGGCAAGGTATGAGAAGATTTCATCCGTTTATTCAAATCAAGACAAGCATGTACTTGAGGCTGAACTCGACTACAAACTTTACTTTATAGACTTGGAGATAGAGCGGCTACGCGATTGCAGCGGTCACTTTTTGATTGGGGATGAAAAAGAAAATAAGTAGTCACTGGCTTCTGAATTTTTAATCACTTCTGTTGCTTTGAAACCGCACTTCTTGAGCAAAAGATGAGAAGGCAGATCGTATTCTGAGACTTTGAATCGTATTTCGCGTCTCTTCTTGTTGAGTTTAGCGATGAGTTTAGACAAGAGTTCTGTTCCTATACCGCGCCTTCTGAATGCGGTGTCTACAAGCAAACTATCTATTTCTATAGAAGAGGCATCTATCTCGTAGAAGATGAATCCTACCACCTTGCCTTCAACCTCTACCACGCTGCAAATCGCGTTGTTCTTGTTGATGAACTCTTGCGTATGATTTTTAGAAAACTCTCCGCTCATTTTTTGCATTCTCATGACAGACTTCAAGTCGTCACGCTTCATCCACCGAACCTTCAAGGAATCCATGGTTATCTCCTATGGGCGGCATTTTACAAAAGATCTGGGCTGTTGTCAAAGGCTCAGTTCTGATTTTCTGGTTCTATGGCAGCGCCCAAATCGTTTATGGGAGCCTCGTTCTTTCCGGATATCCTTGAAAGGTGCTGCTGGCAAGATTTCAGTATTTCCACGAGATCTCCCTTCTCGTCTATGGTTTTCATTATTGCCACGCCACATCGCTGGAGAGTCAGAAGGTTTGACTCCTCGCTTTGGGGCCAGTGGGTATGGATCACCCTTCTAATCTGATTGACTATGGCTTGGGCATTGGATACGAGGTATCTTGTTCCCATATTAGATGCTGTGTCGTTGAGGTCTTGGACCGCACTAAGTATGTCGGCCACCCTTTGAGCGAGGTTCGCCTTGTTTTCATTCAGTAAAAAATCTCGGAATTCCATGTTCTGTGTGATTTTGTGAGGATGGCCGTCGATCATATGTATCGATTTATCAGCAAATATTCCATGTAGCCTTGGGCCTATGTTTTTGGTGGTTTTTTGATCCCTTACAAGACTCCTTTACGGCCTCCACGCACCTTCTGGCTTGCCTGATCGTGTCTGCGGTGCCGCGTTCATGAAGTTCGGTTGCGGAGCACATGTTTTCGCAAGAATAATCCAACATTTTCTCTTCGGATACGGATCCGTCAGGTGCGTAAACTTGCTCTAGAACCTTTGGGACAAAGTAGCAAGTGAAACAAAGCGTGGCGTAATTTTTGTTGTCTACGAAGGGAGAGTTCTTATGGGAGGTGGTGAACAAATCCATCTTTTGTCCGCACAAGGGGCAGTTTTTCATAGTTTTACCTTTTCCATTCCTCTGGAGGAGAACCAGTTCGGCCCGTAGTTAACAGTCAGTTGTTCTCCGGCTTTTATGTCTCTTATCGTTAAGATCGCCATTAGGTTATCGTGCTGGTTGCAAGAGAACTCGCAGCAGTTTTCATCGCTGTGGTTGTACATCATAGTCCATCCGAGACCCATGGCAACATTATCGGACCACAGAATCACATATTTTGAAAGGACAGGATCTTTCATGGCCTCGGGCTGACAGATCACGACTGGGGACACCTCGATAAAGGTGTTCTTTTCTATGTCGGCAGCCGTGAATATTCCATGGCCTAGCCCATCAATCCACCCCACGCGCAAGCGTGAGTCTATGAAAGGAAGGTATTCATTCATTTGCCGGTCGATCCGAAGCCGGCAAGTCCCCTGTCGGAATCCGACAGTTCAGTCTCTATAAATTCAAAATTGAAGTGGTCCTCAATTATGAGCTGAGCAATTCTATCTCCAGCCTCTATGTGGAACGGCATATTCTTGTCTGAGTTGAAAAGGACGACCTTTAACTCTCCTCTGTAACTGGAGTCTACTACACCCGCGAGAACGTCCACTCCCCGCTTGGCGGCGAGGCCAGACCTTGGAGCTATTCTCCCGTAATATCCTTCGGGTATCTCCACACATAAACCAGTGTTTACGACAAGTCTTTCCATGGGCTGAATAGCGCAGTCTTCGACAGCGTGGAGATCTGCTCCGGCGTCGGTAGGATTAGATCTAGTGGGCGTGACGGCTAAGATGTGGGTCTTTTTAATCTTGATATTCATTTTTGCTCCAAGTATTGATGTCAATTCCAGAATCTCTCGTTATGTTTAAGGAGTATGCCGTCTCTGTGCCGTCGGGCTTCTTGTCGTTTATAATTACTCTTGGCCCGGAGGGGAGATCGCATATTATCATATCGCACTTGAGGCCATGGGCCTTCATGAAGAGTGAGATTCTATCCTTATGCTCTTTTCCTTCTCGGGCAGTGGTTATTACTACAAAGTCGTTGTCTTTTACGACATTCGCAAAGAAGTCTTTTGTGTTCGGGAGAATATGATCCTTGTCCCCACGATGACTTTTGTGTTCAACAAGAGTGCCGTCAAAATCCAAGAACCAAGTTTTTCTTTGGTCGTAGATCATCTCAAGCCTCGCAAGAGGAACACGAGAGAATTGATCTGGCCAATTCTTGCGCCGGATTGGCGCTTCTTTGATAGTAAAAGGTCTTGATGCCCATCCTCCAGCCTTCTATGAGCAGGCTGTTGACATCCTTGGGAGAAGCGGAAGGTGGAATCATGAGGTTCAAAGACTGCGACTGGTCTATGTATTTTTGTCTTTGTGAGGCTTGAATAACAATCTCTTTCTGGCTGATTTCGCCGAAAGTTTTGAACACATCCTTTTCCTCTTTTGTAAGGAAATCCAGGTGTTGGACTGATCCTCCTTTGACCAGAATGCTCTTCCAAATATCTTCGTTGTTCTTCTCGTACTTCTTCAATATTTCCTTAAGATAGGGGTTCTTGTAGGCGAACTTGCCCTTGGCCAAACTCTTGACGAAGTAGTTGCTGTTGAGGGGTTCTATGCTCGGACTGACTTGACCGAGGATGAAACTACTGCTAGTGGTCGGGGCGACGGCGAGAGTGGTTACATTACGCCGGCCGCAGCCCTTGAGGAGCTCAGGTTCTCCGTATTCAGCGGCCATATCTTCTGTGGCCTTGTCGCTCCTCTCTCTTATCGTCTTCCATATGTCTGCGTTGAGCAACTTTGCTTGCATGCTCTCAAAGGCAATCATCTTGCTCTGGAGGTATGAGTGCCATCCAAGAGCACCCATACCAAGGGCTCTCTGTTTGGCTGCAAAATTCCTGGCTGGTTCGAGATACTTGGAGCCCTCTGTCTTGACGATGAACTCTTCACAAACGCTGTCAAGAAATCTAACCATGGTCTCCACGGCGTCTGTTTCCTTGATCTCGTCCCAGTGAAGGAGATTGAGGCTTGATAGAACGCAGACGAACGAATTTTCTTCGTCCGAATAGAGATTGATTTCTGAGCAATTTCCCGTGAGTATTCCGTTGAATACTGCCTTGTGTTCAAGAGGTTCGTTCACGCAGTAGGTGTCGCTTAATTCGGACTCCTCGTTGATTTCAAGGACTTCGGGCCTGAATACTCTGCCTCTGGCATTGGAGAAGGGCAAGAGCATGTCGCCTGGCTTCAACTCTCCTGCTCGGATTTCCGATCCATCCTTCATGTAGAACTTGTGGTATTCGGTGACCTTCAAGTTTGTCCTGAAAAACGTCTCTGTGTCGTAGTCGTCGAATTCCCTACCTATGATGGCGATTCTGAGGAGTTTTTGATTTTCTCCTGTCTTGACAATCGTAGTCTCTGACCATTGCTTGCCGTTCCAAACTTTCACGAGCCGACCTTCGTGATCCCCGATCCTCAATTCTCCTTCTCTGGTGAGAAGCATGGTGTCGGGAGATACACACAAGTTGCTAGCCTTGATCTTCAGTTTCTTGTCTTTGTAAACCTTCGGCGCATTCTTGTTGACCGTGTCCACGAACATAATGTATGGATAGCCGGTTTCAAACCTCTTCTGAATCACCTTGGCCCATATCTTCCTCTTGTCCTTGTCTCCCTCGATAAGTTCTTTCATGAACTTATCGGTCACAGTCACGCCGATGCTCATGTTTTGGATACTGTGGCCTTCGCTCCTGATCTGCAAGAACTCGTCAATGTCGTCGTGCTCGATCGGCATGTAGGCCGCGAACGATCCTCGTCGGGCGCTTCCTTGGCTTATAACCTCCGACACCTTGTCAAAGATCTCCATGAAGTGGACAGCCCCGGAACTCTCTCCACCCACGCTGATCTTGGTGCCTCGGGGTCTGAGGTCTCCGAAGTAGCCACTTGTGCCTCCCCCCATCTTGCTCATCATTCCGACCTCGGCGGCCTTGGTGAGGATGGCTTCCATGTTGTCTTTAACATAAGAGCCAAAGCAACTCACGGGTAGTCCACGCTTGTTGCCGAAGTTGGTCCACACGGGCGTAGCGAGGCTGTAGAAGCCCCGGCTCATATAATCCTCAAACTTGTCGGCAAAACCTTTTATGCTGAGGATCCTCTCTGCGTTTTCGGCTATCTGTCTAACTCTCTGCTCAGGGGTTATTTCCGGCTCCAAATAGCCTCTCTCAAGGAAGAGGCGGCTGTGGGAGTTTAGCCAATAGTATTCTTTGCTCATCTTATCTTTCTTGTCTTTCTTTGTATGTTACGATAATGGAGTGTGTTTTTTTAAAACAGATCTTCTTCGGCAAAACTCTTTGATTTTCTTGAATATTCCACGGGTCTTGCGTGGAAAAAATCAGTGGAATTGTTTCCAAGAACTTGTTCGTCGAACCAAGTCGTTTTTGCGAGCATTTCGTTGTCGACCTCGAATATTTTCTTATATCCGATCTGCTGGAGCGATTCATTCAACCTGTTCTTGATAAACTCTTTGAGTATGTCTGAATTCAACTTCTCTGCACCATAGCCGTTGACGATCCACTCCACGATCTGCATCTCGTACTTCAGCGCGTCCTTCGCCTCGTGTAGTATCTTCTCTTCGAGTGCCTCATCGAAAAATTCGGGATGTTCCTTACGGATGACGTTGATAATTTTTATGCCGATCATGGCATGAAGGTTTTCTTCTCTGCTCGTGTACTCTACTTGCTTGTTAGTGTCCTTGAGGAGGTTCTTATACCTGCCAAACCAACTTATCGTATAAAACTGAGAGAAGAGAGCCGTGTTCTCTACGAAGAGGGTGAAAAGTATGAGAGAGTATATGAACTGCCTCTTGTTGTCTGCGTGAAACTTGTGGAGGTGCTTTCTGAGATAGTTGACGCGGCCTTTTATGATGTCTAGTTCTAGTATGTTGTCGAACGCGTCCGTTATACCAAGGACTTCGAGGAGTCGCTCGTAGGCGTCCCCGTGAATCACTTCCGTGTTCGCCATGACGTAGCCCATGTCGTTCATGCTTGGATGAGGAAGGTTGTCGCCCAGTTTTGCCCAGAACTTCTTAACGCTGATCTCGAGTTGGCCGATTGTTGCCAAGGCCCTGATTATTATCTCTCTTTCTTGCTCGGTGAGAGAAACTCTGAAGTCTTGGACATCGCTGGAGAAGTTGAATTCCTTGTCTGTCCAGAAGCCATTGTGCATCGCTTCTATGAAATCTTGGGTCCAAGGATAGTTGTCGGGCTTGCGGCTGATCTGTTCGTCGAAAATCATAAAAACTCCTGCTTGTTGTTTGATGCGAGTGTATCTAAGCCTATTAGATTATTTTTTCATGCTGGTGAAGCCTTTTCTTTTTTCCAATTTTATCGACTCGCATCCCTCTAGCATATCAAGCAGATTTTGGTCGTGAGTGGTTATGAAAACTTGTCTGTCCTTCGCCAATTCCAAGATCATATTATATACCCCAACTACTCCTATTTGGTCAATATTGGTTGTGACCTCATCTAGAAAAACTAGACTAGGGGACATGCCTGAACTTAGCATCATGACGTGTGCAAAGGCTTGGGACACTGCGAGGTTGAGTCTTCTTCTCTCCCCACCGCTCATTGCATAATAGACGAACGGATCTCCGTCGGACGGGCTGCGCTCTATCTTCTCCTCTAGTTCGTTGTTGAACTCAAGGCTGATCTTGCCATCTATGAGGAACTGGAGCCAGTAGGCGACCCTAGAGTTTAAAGCTGGTATTATGCCGTCTACGACGAACTTTCTGATGCCGGAGTCGCCGAACGCGGTAGCCCAGAATTCATAATAGGGAAGTTCGCCGTCTAGTTCGTCGAGTTTCTTATTCTTCGCTTCGAATTCTGTCGTCTTTGATTCTATTTCCTCTGATAGCGACTGTATTATGCTTTCGAACGGAGTAGGAGACTCGATCTCTTTCTTTTTGTCGGCTGCTTGCTCGGACACGCTTTCTATCTGCTGCTCTATAAGTTGATTCGTTATGTTCTTATTTTGCGGCTTCTGAACCTTGTTCATCTCAGAAAGTTCTTTTCTTTTCTGTGCGAGATCAGCGGAGGTGTCGAGAATGTTCTTTTTTGCTGCGGCAAGGCCGGCAGAAATCTTCTTCTCAGTCGCTTCTAGTTCTTTGACCTTGGCTGAAATCTTTGACTTTTCGGACAATTCGGAATCCGACTCTTCTTGGATTTCCTTTATCTTGCCGAGCAATTGGTCGGTGTACTTTTTATAGTTCTCTTTTGACACAGTCCCCAAGCAGAATTTGCATGTCGCCCCCTCGTTGTTCTCAAGTCTGGTGATTTCCTTCTGGTTTTCTGAAATCTTGGCTGCCAAGTTTTTAATTGAAGAGTCGAGGCTCTTGATACCTATCTGGCACTCATTCTGCTTCTGCTTTATGGAATTAAGTTTCTCTTGGGCCAAGTCCAATATTTCTTGGATTTTTACTTGCTTTTCCTCTATCTCGGGAATTTCAGCATTTAACGATTCTATTCTGGCCTGGGCCTCTTGGTACTTGCTCAGTTCGGCGCCTTCGGAAGTGGACTCCAGTTGCTTTTTAAGTGCTTTGATCTTGGAAAGAAGCACTTCCAATTCCGACGAGCGATTTTCCTTCCATGAAGACTCTTGCTCTTTGGCTGCCTTCATCTTTAACTTTGCTTGTTCTAACTGCTGACGGGCGTTGTCGTAGTCGTTCTGAAGGAGTTTTATAGCATCCTTCTTCTCTTTCTTTAAATTCTTGGCTCTTTCGGCGAAGGACTTGTACTTGTCAAGCGAAAGAAGATTTTCGACTATCTCTCTTTTGTTGGAAGCGTCGCACTCCAGAAAACTCCCAGCATTATTGTCTGTGAAAATGACTACGTTGACGAATGTCTCATAATTCAAGCCCAACTTTTCTTCTAGGAGTTTTTGCGTGGCAGGCTGGCCTCCCAAGGTGATCTCTGTACTGTCGTCCCATATTCCTTTCGCGCTCTCCCAAAGCCTCAAGGTATCGGGTTTTCTTGTTCTTACGACCCTGAAGTCGCCCCATCTGACCTCTGTCTTGAGTCCCTTGCCGACTTGGTTGTTTATTACATCTTTGTGGTTTATTTTCTTGGGATGCTTTATTGTCTTTCCAAATAATGTGTAGACTATTATCTCGGGTATGCTGCTCTTTCCGACACCATTGCTAGCCGTTTTCGATTCGCTGTCCACGACATCAAAGTTGCTTCCTTTGACAAGGACTATATTGCCATGCTTCTTGAGATTCATCTCAAAGGCATCGGGACCGAAGCACAAAAAGTTCTGTGCGTAAATGTACTTAATGTCTAGGCTTTTCATTCTGATTCACTTTGGTGACAGATGGCAGTTCCAATCTTGATCAAGGTTGATTTATCAAGGTTGTCGACATTGGCTTGATCAACATACTTCTCAAGCATCTCTTCTTCCTTGTACAAGATGGCCTTCGCGTCTTTTACAACATGATCCTCTTTCTTCTGGGTCTGCTTGATCTCCAGCGAAGAAACTTTTGATGACTCCACAAGCCTTTGTCGGATATCACTCATCTCTCGGCTAGATATGTCTTCAACCTCAAGGCGAACGAACTGTCCCTCAAGGTCGTAATCATCAAGCTGTTCTTGGTTCAAAATGTAATGTTTTGGGCTGAAATTGTTCTCTATGTATTCCAATTTTCCTGTGTCGGTTTCAAATATTATCACGTGTTTTTTTTGGAATGCCTCCCCAAAACTTAATTGGAGGGGTGATCCCACATATTCTACTTTGTCGTTCAGTTTCTGTTCGGCGTGGTAGTGGCCGAGAAATACCTTGTCCCATTTTTTAAATATGTCGGGACCTACCTTGATCATGTCTCCGTCATGCTCTATCGTCACCTCGGACATGGTGTTGTATTTAACGTTCCAAACTGCGCCGTCTACGGATATGTGGCCGCCCAAAACCTTCTTTTGTTCTTTGGGGACATTCTGCTCCCAATCTTTCTCTATGACTTTCAGATCCTCTATGGGATTGTGCGTGTAGGGGAGGAGTCCTAAGAAGAATTGCTCGGCGCCATCAGTTATTTTTGTGACGCATGGCTTATTGACGACACGCACCCCAGGAAGGTTTCTGAGAGGGTTGACGCTAGAGACGTCCAACTTCTCGTAGTGCCAAAGGTCATGATTGCCAAGAAGGAGGATGACATTAAACTCGAGGCTACACAGATATTTCTCAAATATCTCAAATGTCTTCTGGTACGTGAGGACATCTATCTTCTGGCGGTCGTGGAAGAGATCACCCAAAAAAACTATGTTTTTTATGCCTCTATCTAGAGCGGTCTGAAAGGACCAGTCCAGAACCCTCAAACAATCCTCCAGCCTTTCGGCCGATCTCTTGTGAGGATGGATGTGCAGATCGCTGAATACTAATATTTCCATAAAAATCCGTGAGTATGGATTTTTATTCTAATGCATTCTTCTGCTTCTGTCCAGATGCTTTCTTGTCTAAGGATTTTCTTAGAAGACTCCATAGATCATGGGATCCAACTCTTTTGACCGGCACCGCTTGGGCTTGTGGCTGACCCTCTCCGGGCATTCCTGGGCCTGGCCCCATGGACATTCCGCCTCCGGGTGGACCACCAAGGCCCATAGGCGGCCCGCCGCCGCCCATAGGTGGCCCGCCGAGCCCCGGAGGGCCACCTGGAGGTCCTGAGGGTGCTGATGGGGGTGGCGAGCCGCCGGGGCCTCCGGGAGCGCTTGGAGGGGCGGGAGTGGCTTCGGATATAAGAAACTGGTGAAAGGTCTTCATCGGATTTATATAGTTGGCGAATAGATAATTGTGGAACAGTTTAACAAGGAGGTTTTTTATGGAAGATTTGGATAATAAAGATATTGTGACTCTTTTGGTGACTCTTTTTATTCCTCCTCTTGGCGTGGCGCTCAAGATGGGATTTGGGGTTCATTTTTGGGTAAATTTGGCACTGACGGTGTTCGGATTTTACGTTGCCGGACTCATTCACGGAATCTACGTGGTTCTCAAGAACTAAAAATTTAACTGCGGGATTGCCGCTATTATCATTTTCCAGTTTGGGCCGGCCGGGTCGGCCCAAACCTTAAAGGCCTTCTCTGCTTGTTCCGGGCCGACTTCGGTGGTTTTGCCTTTTTCTCTGAACTCCATTTGGTGCGTGCATTCATGAACTATAGTGCTCGCTATCTCTATTATTGCCTCCTTAGTATCTCCTAATCGGGACACTATTGCACGCACATTGACGTGTATGACGTCTGAGGGGGCAAGTCGGCTCGGATCTACATTTGGTTTATACTGATTAATAACGGCGGGCGGCAAATTTCTCAAATTATTCTTATGTTGGTCGTAGGTGCCTTGTCCGAACATGAATTTTGTTCTTGCGGCTGTTTTGGGACCTATGACGTCCTTATTTTCGGACGAGTTGTAGAGTCCATAGACTCCGGCCCTGTTGAGGTCTGCTATTGTGCTTATATTTGTCAGCAATTTCTGATTAGTCTTTCTATCATATAATTGCACGAGTTTGACAGCGTATTTGGCCTTGTTGTACAAGGCATCTATCTTGCTGTCTACATTCTCTGTGCCAACGGTGTTTGCGAGCCATTCCTTGAATTCAACCATGCTCGTATATAGGAGTCGAAATGGATAGTTTGAATGTTTATCTTGCGATTTCGGTTAGTTCGTTTCTGGTATCTTTGGCTTATATTTTGTGGGCCAAGAATAGGTCTAGAAAAGAAGAATTTAAAGCTCAATTTGTCGTCACAGGATGCTTATTGACCATATTCTATGGAGTGTGTTTTTTGTCTGGGATATGCAGCATACTCAACTTCTTGTTCCGCTGGGTTTTTTAGTATGAACTCGACATTCATCGCCGTTTCGGATTTGACATTTATCACTGTTTCCGCGAGACCGGAAAACTTGCCGATCGTGGCCAAGGAGATAGAAAATCAAAGATCCGACTGGGCGGGAGGGTACTTCTGGCGTATCATATTCGATTTTGAAAAAGAGGAGGGTATTTTAAGCAAGGAAGTGGAGGACTTTCTATCCAGCCGTTCGGATTGGGTGAGTTTTGAATTCTTGAGGCACGAGGCAAACAAGTGGTCGGGAGGCAATCACGGAAAAGACACACTCATCAAATCTACAAAGTCAGGTTGGATGTACCAGATAGACGACGACAACGAGTTGTTCCCAGGCTTTGTTAAGCATTTCAAAAAAATGTTGTTCGAACATTCCGATTGCAATCTTTTTTGCTTTTGGCAGAAGTCAAGATATTCACCAAAAAAATTGAGTGATATTCGCGTGGGCGTCGTCGACGCCGCTATGTACATATTTAACAAGAAAGCTTGCGATGGTATAGACTATCCTCTGACCTATGGGGGAGACGGTGAGTTTGTGCAGAGGATGGTAGAAAGCCCCAATTCGAACGCATGGCTAGAACAGAGGGACTTGTGTTTCTATAACAAAATAAAGGAAGATTCAAAAATAGCAGATGTCGGAGAATTAACAAAATTGGCCGTTCGTTTCGGAACCGACAAGCACGCAAGACACAACTATTGCGAAGTTTACGAAAAGATTTTTGAACCCTACAGACACAAGGACATATCATTTTTAGAACTTGGAGTTTTCAAGGGAAGTTCAATCATGATGTGGAGGGAATGGTTCTCCAAGGCCGAAATATACGGAGTGGAAAACGGGACGGATTTGAGCATGATCCCGCAGATAAACCTCCCGAACACGAGGATAGTCAAAGCGAACACTCAGAACATAAACGTCTGTGATCTTCTCGGTCGCAAAAACTTTGACATCATAGTGGACGACGCCGATCACCACCCCTACTCACAACTGATATCTCTTTGGAACCTTTGGCCGCTATTGAAGCAAGACGGCATCTACGTAATAGAAGACATTCAAAATTTTAAGGAGTGGTCAGATCATTGGAAGTTCTTGAATGCTGAGGTCGTGGATCAAAGGAACAACAAGGGCACGTACGACAGCGTCATGCTTTTAATCAGAAAAAAGTGATATGGAAAAAGACACATTAATATTCACTGTCGCACAAGGAAAACTTTACGAACGCCTTGCCTCAAACCTTTTAAGAAGCATAAAGACATTCCATGAAGATGCGACGACGGCGTGCTTGTCAAAAAATTGTCCTAATTTTTGCGACATACATATCCCTCTCGACAAGGATGTTAACGAGTTCTGCATAGGGGGCCAGTCTTATTCTTTTAAACTTGGGATCTTGCCCCACATGAAGAATGTCCTAAAAGACTTCAAAAAGTTGATATACATAGACAGCGACTCAGAATGCGTGGATAAAATGCATTTTGACGAAAGCATATACAATTCGGATTTCTACTCCGCGTGGTGCCAGTCTATAGTGACGGAAAACCCAAGCGTCAAATCAAAGATAAACCCCGAATGGAACTGGTTGGGGCAAAGTTTCCGAAAATATACTGATTTTGCTCTGGAGAACGGAATTAAAGAGTGGAAAAATGTCAACGGAGGATTGATAGTCGTCAGTTGTGAAAAGATAGACTTTATTTGTGAAAAATTCAGAATTTGGATGGAAAAGATCAATTCGTTCTACAGCAAGAACGCAGGGAACGATGAACTTGTGATGTCTTTGATCCTCGCGGAGATGTATCCTAGGTACGAGACTCCTGACATTTGTCGGAACGGAATATGCCAATTGAATATGCATTATGACCCGAGAACCATAAGAAAAAACAAGTCTTTTATGTACGATCCGTGGTTTAACTCTAGCGGATCAACCCTCGTCAAGGCGACTTGCGTACATAGCCCCGGAGGCAAAAACGTACTCGTGGCCGATGTTCCAGAATGATGAATTTTTTGATACAATAAGGTCATGATGAAGGAAACGATACTAAGAATTCAGAATTGCTATTCATGGCTCTATTGTGAGAAGCCCGAGGTTTTGAACGTACTTCATGAAAACATGAGGTTTAGAGAGAAGGGCTACTTCCACAGCAGACTCTACAAGCAGAAACTATGGGATGGATACACGGAATTCTTCAGCAAGAAGACCGGAAGGTTTCTCACTGGCTTGCTTCCCGAGGTCAAGGCGGCTCTAGCTCACATCGGGGAAGAGTACAAGACGATGGACGAAAGGGGAGTTTTTGAGTTTAAACACAATGAGATCGGGGAGAATTTTCTTAGCGACAGTTTCAATCTTTATGACTACCAAGTTGATTTGACCAACGCCTTAATCAAGCACAAGAGGGGCGTGATATGCGCGCCTACCGCCGCGGGTAAGACGGCCGTGATGATATCCATACTCAAGGCCTTGCCCGAAAATTGCCCAACTCTCGTGCTTGCGAACAAGAAGAGCCTAGTAGAGCAGAACTACGAGGAGATCGTAAAATGGGGATTTCCCAATGTCGGAAGACTCTATGGAAAATACAATAAACCAAGCGTGATCACGTGTGCTACTGTGCAGAGCCTACACAAAATGGAGCCGCTCCTAGATAAAATTAAGGCACTTGTAGTCGACGAGATACACGAGAACATGAGCAAGGAGCCGAAGAAGTACTTCAACAAGATGAAGAGTTGCGCAGTGAGGGCGGCAGTGAGCGCAACCCCGTTTAAGTTTGGAGGAAAAGACTTGTGCCAGAAATGGCTCGTAAAAGGCTACTTCGGCCCAGCCTTGAAGTCTAAGAGTGCGGGAGGAGTGCTCACTACTAGCCACCTTCAAGAAAGGGGAATGCTCGCGAAGAGCAAGTGCACTTTTTATCCTGTACGGGAGCCAGAGCTCAAGTACGAGATATACATGGATGCCGTCACAAGAGGAATAGCCGAGAACTGGCACTTCCATGAGATAGTCGTCAATCTCACCAATAAGCTTGAGGGACGAACGCTCATACTAGTCGACAGAATAGCCCACGGAGACAGTTTAGCGTCTCTTATTCCTGGTGCTCTTTGGGTACAAGGCAAGGACGACTTGGAGACCAGAAAGTTGGTCATAGACAAATTGAAGACAAGCAAGGAAAAAATTGTGGGAATAGCGACCCAACAAATTTTCAACGCGGGCATAAATATAATGGTACATAATGTAATAAATGCTGCCGGGGGGCAAGCCGATCATCATATCATCCAGAGGGTGGGAAGAGGTTTGAGAACCGCAGAGGATAAAAGCATTCTCAACTATTACGATTTTATGTTTGAGAACAATGATTATCTTCTACAGCATAGCAAGAAAAGGGTTAAAATACTCAAGACCGAAGGTCATGAAGTAACAATAAAGGAACAAAATGATAGTTGATGATAAAAATAAGATATTTCAGTTGAAGTGCGACTACTGCGGATGTGCTTTCTCTAGAATAAAATACGATGTGCTCAAGTCAAGAAAAATAATAGAAAAAGACAGTTGTGGATCAAAAAAGTGTGCTTCTGACAAAAGAAAAGAATCCAACTTAAAAAAGTATGGTGTTGCTAACGTATATCAAAATGAACACATCAGAAAAAAACAACAAGATACGCTATTCAAAAACCATGGGGTATTAGTGCCTGCTAAGAGTAAAGCCATTTTGGAAAAAATGTCTGGCACTAACCTAAAAAAGTATGGAAATACATGTTCTTTGCACGGAAAAGACGTGGCAGACAAAACCAAAAAGACATGGTTGATGAAATATGGATGCGATCATCCATTTGCTTCTGAAGCGGTAAGAGAAAAATCAAAGTCGACGATGGAGATGCGCTACGGATCGTACTTCACCAAGACAGAAGAGTACAAGAAAAAATCTAAGGAGACATATCTAAAAAAATACGGAACAGAACACTCTTCAATGTCTAATTTTGTGAAAGAGAAAAGAAGAAAAACCAATTTAAAAAAATACGGACATGAGTACCCCTCCCAGAATGACAAGGTAATGGAGAAGATACTTGCTTCAAAGGAAGGCAAACAAACCAAATATGGAAGAACTCAAAGCGATGTAAGAGAATTCTTACAAGATATTTCCGGAAAAGAATTTAAATCAAAGCATATCGGTAGATTAGAACTTGACATTTTCAATGAAGATTTGTCTGTTGCTGTAGAGTATTGTGGTTTGTATTGGCACAATGAAACATCTCCATCTCCAAGAGACTCAAAGTATCATGAGAAAAAATACAAAATTTGCAAGTCTCTAGGAATAAGGCTAATAACAATATTTGAAGATGAGTGGATTTATAGAAACTTTCAATGCAAAAACTATTTAAACTCTTTCATTGGAACTTTTTCGAATAAATTTCATGCTAGGAAATGTAAAATAATAGAGATAAGCAAGAAAGAATCAAACAAATTCTATGAAGATTATCACATACAAGGAAAACCATATGGGACCAAGATTTCATTTGGAATATTTTATGAAAAAGAACTTTTAGGTTGCGTTAGTTTAGGAAATCACCATAGAATTAAAGATAAAATAATCTTAAACAGATTGTGCTTCAAGAATGGAATAAGAATAAATGGAGGAGCAAGTAGGCTTTTTGTTGAGTGTAAAAATTGGTGTTTAAAAAATGAAATACGCAAGATCACTACTTGGAGCGACAACAGATGGTCAGAAGGAAATGTGTACTATAAGAATGGATTTGCATTAGATACGCAACTTGCCCCAGACTACAGTTATGTTTGTTTGAAAAAAAGAGCAATGAGAATATCAAAACAGTCCATGAAAAAATCTAATACGCTCTGTCCTAAAGGAACTACAGAAAAGGAATGGGCGGTAAAAAATGGTTTTGTAAGAATATGGGACTGCGGAAAAAAGAGATGGACAATGATTTTCTAATTGATCTAGCCAAGAAATACCAATTGCTTTAGCGGGTGGTTTGAATTGGCGAAAATTGAGAATTTAGAAATCGCAAAATTATGAAACTTTTTTACAGCCACAACGAAGACTTCAAAGACATGCACGACAACTTCATTGCCTCAATGAAGGATAGATGGGAATTGATGCCGTCTAAGATAGAAAATTTTGCCGTGAAGAATGAATTGGCTGGCGGCTCTGCCGGGGACAATATGAGATGGAACCTCTTGCGGCGGGCTTTCGAATCAACGGATGAAAATGAAATATTCGTTATGTGCGATGTGGATATCATATTCTACAAGCCGTGTTTTCCGATAGTGATGGGGGAATTTCTAAAAAGGCAGCGCGTGAAGGTAGGCGACTGCTTGCATGAAAAGGAAATAGATCTGGTCGCACAGATGGAGCACATAGAAAGCATGGTGAACATGGGCTTTATGGCGATGAAGAACAACGAAAGAGTCAAGGACTTCTGGGGAGAAGTTTATGAGGTATCTTTGGGTAAAGGGGAGTGGGATCAATTGGTTGCCAACAAGGTTTTGTACCAGAATATCGCCGGAATAGGGGACGACTTAGTCGAGTACAAGGACGAACGTAAGATAAGATGGAGCAGATTCCCGAAAAGCATATGGAACATGAGCATAGGCGTGATAGATGGTGAAATCGCACTTCATCACGCGAATTGCGCCATATCAAAAGAGGATAAATTTAATCAGTTCAAAATGGTCAATGAAAAATTGAAATCAATCGGTTTGGCCTAGGACGGGATGTGGCCTATGTCCCACACTCCTCCATTGTCTCCGCCGTCAGGAATGAAGTCCTTGTTTTTTTTGTAAGTCGGTTTGCCGTCAAGGTGGGTTATGTTCCATGGAGACTTTTCGCCATTTTTGGCCGCATAGTCTTTTTTTGCGGCGTGGGATGGCTTTCCTTTCAAGTGGGTTATGTCCCAGAGACCGGACTCGCCAGAGTTGAACTCTTTCTTGGGAGATCTTGGCATCTTGGTTATATCAAAATCTCCCCCGTCGTCGCCCTTGTATATTCTTTCGTCTATAGACAAGTAGAATATGGCGTCCGCGCTTCTCGTTAAGTACCACGCTGGTGGGTATAGCCCTATGCCGCCGTATCCTAAAGGATACAAGCCAGTTTTAGAGCCTGGGTTTGATCCTTCAGCCACGACCTCGGGATGATTATTATTCAGCCACTTGTTAAATTTGTGAATCATAAAGCCTCAAATCTATATACACGACATGAAAACATTTAGAAAATGGCTTATTCTCAAGGAAGGTAAGGATATATTTGGATTTGAAAAAGAGCGGACGGCTCCGAGAAAAGTCGTTGACGAAAGTCCGATAATCCCCATCAACCCAGATGTGCTTATAGACACCATGCTTGAGACGAATTTATGCGGTCACAAGGCCTTCTCTGATTTTCCCGATCAGATACAGTGGGGAAGGGAGCCAGGTGCGATCCAAATGGTCATAAGCCCCCTCGGATCGTTCAAAAGCATAGTAAGAAAACTCCATACGAACTTAAAGGGAGAAAGCGTATGGATATGTAAAAAAATCATACCATACATGGAAATATTGCACGCCAGCAAGCAATTCGACGAGGCATTTGCGTCAGAACTTTTTGAGAAAATAGAGAAGGTCAGCAAGGGAGACTTAGAGGCCCCTTTGAACAACTATATCAAACTTGACTCATTGACCATCAAAATTGCTAACTACTGCCGACGTAAGGATATAATTCCAGAGATATTCATGTTTCGAGGAATAAAACAAATAAAGAAAAACGAGAACTATCTGATATTCTTCGAGCCTAGGGGACAAGGCGTGGAAACTCCTGGGTCTGCCAGATTAGAGCAGTTCATTATTGACATGAGTTACAATCCTGAAACAGGCATGGTAAAAAGTTTCGGTCATGATGTTCAGTCCCCGATAAAGGGCCATGTATGGTATCCGCAGCCCTCGGAGTGGGAGGAGTACTTCTCTCCTTCGCAATCGCCCAATGAAATAACCGAGGCTATAGGAGCGGCTCTGAGCACGTACTGATCATGATCAAATTCAGAGAATTCATGGAGATGGCTGGTACTTTCGGAATAGTATCTTGCAAGGACAAGAAAAATCCCGACTTCCAAGTCTGGGGAGCGATGTCGGACTGCGGCTGTTCGGACGAGTCAAGCAAAATTCCAAAGATGAAATTCAATGATTGGTCAAGGAGTAGGAAAAGAAAAAAATGAAAACTTATGGGGTATATGTGGGAGAAGAGGATAGAGGATACATAATAGCCGAATCCCTAAGCGAAGCTGAAGAAAGAGCGGAGGCTCTATATCCGGACAATAAAGAAGAAATAACCGTTTCGTTCACTGAAATTTCGGAAGGAGTTTAATAGCATGGATTCAAACAAAACAAATGTTAGAGGTGCAGTAGTCGATATAGCAAAGAGCCTCGAATCAGTTTTTAAAAAATATAGTAGGCAGACCAGAGTAAAGGCTTGGGAAAAGATAACCAGCAAGGCAGGCGAGAAAGAAGTCAAGAAGATATTAAACGACCCTACCAGACAGATAAATACTTTTCAAAAACTGGCGACAAAAAACGAATCCTTCAAAGAATGGCTTGAAAAAGCCGACGCTGGTGTGCCGGAGTGATTGGAAAAATTTAATAACATTGTAGGCCATTGGGAACATAGATAATTCCCATGCGATACTCATGGATGTTAATCTTGTTGGTGATGAGTTCATTTTCGCTCGGGGGCACGATAGACCCTTCTGTGCCTGATTCTAAATACAAGGAATATGGATCAAATTTTAAATATGTTCTCAGTTTAAAAGGCATTTGCAATTGTGAAAAAAAAGAGAACGAACATCTTTTCCACGCCAGCGCAGTAGCGATAAGTCCTCATTGGATACTTACTGCCGCCCATGTCGTTAACGGTGCGGACGGCGTCAAAGTCGTAGTTGACGGAAATGATTACGAGATTAAAAAAGTAATAATACACAAGGACTACAAAGAAGACGAAATAGGATATCACGACATAGCTTTGGGATATTGCGAAAGCGATCTTGGTCTGGATTTCTATCCGGAACTATATGAAAAAGATGATGAAGTCTCCAAGGTGGTGAGTATGGCCGGGTACGGAATGACAGGAACATTTTCTACGGGATACACAAAGTCAGACGGAATCAGAAGAGCAGGGTCGAACGTAGTAGAGAGAATAGAAAGAAATGTTATTGTATGTTCCAATGTAGGGGGAAGGAGAACCCAGTTAGAATACATGATAGCGAGCGGAGACAGTGGTGGAGGGCTATTTATAGACAACAAACTGGCCGGGATAAACTCGTTCGTCATGGCAACGGACGGAAAGTCCAATTCAGATTATGGAGACGAATGCGCGCATACGCGAATCAGCCTTTATGCAAGTTGGGTTCGAGAAAAAACAAAAGAACCAGTAAAATGACAAAATCTTTTGAGGGCTGGGTGGGGCATAAGAACATCAAACATGTCGGCAAGGTGGCTGTGTTCTATGTTCCCGTCGAAAAATTAACAGAAGAAGTCAGAAACAACATTCACGAATTCTTTGTGTCCGAATACTGCGCCTACACCCACGAATGCAGCGAAATAAGAGGCTATTGGGTGACCGGCGGCGAAATAGTAAGAGACAAGCACGAAAGATACGAAGTAGCCTTTCACGGAGACGACAAATTCAAGGCTTTTGTGGATTTTTTGTCTAATCTATGCGGCGCAATAAAGGAAGATTCGATATATCTAACCGTTGCCGACGAGGCCTACCTTGTAGAAGCATCATTCCAAGGAAAGAAATAACTTGGGCGGTGGATTATCAAAGAAGAACTTCAAGTACTGACACACCCAAACCTTGTGGAAGTTTTTGACGCTAAGTGACTCGGGATAGAGGGAGTAAGTCCAGCCGTCAAATAAAATCTCCTCAAATTCTATTCTCGCGTCACATCCTAAAAACCATTCGGTCGAACTGGCCAAAACAAAACTCTCGCCTAATCCCTTGATTTTCGACCCCTCTTTTAGGAAAACATCCACTCCCAGAATGACTGGTGAGAGGTTGGCTTGTGTCGTTGGCGGCGGCGCGAGGTTATATGCCCATCCTCGTCGCATGACGAACATATTACCCCCCTTGCTGAATATTTGAACCCTAAGTTTGCCGTCTGATTTAGGCTCGTCTTTTTCAAATATACTCATGGGAGAACTTTTCTCTAAAGAACTGCTCTACTTGTGGGTTTATGGACGACCTGTAGTAGGTCTTGTCAAAATTAAAGCAGTCCAAGCTTTCCTTAAATATTTTCCTTATCCATGGGGAAATGACGATATAGTAGCATGAGAGCTCGCCGTTTCCCACCCATCTCATTATGTTTTCTCGGTTATTTTCTAATTCATCATAAGAAAGGCATTTTCTGCGGGTGAGAAGACCGTGCGAGTTTTCTAATTCGGCTATGACCTTTGAATTTTTAGCTGAAATCCCTATTTGGTCGGAGGTTAACGCTTGACCGAGTTTTTTCTGATATTTTCGCTTCCACACCTTCCATCTCATCCAAGCTTTTTCGCCAACCAAACAATGCGGCTCTACCAGAGCGTGAATCTCGCCTTCTCTTATGCTTTTTAATATTTGAATCTGAGCCCTGACGTATAGCCTGAATTCACTGTCTGGGATTATGCCGTTCATTTCCTTTGCAAGTTTGTAGCAGTACTTAAAAAGGGTGGATTTTCTAGGATCTGAGTTTCTTTTGAGTTTTACGGTTTGCTCTTTTGGAAGTTCTCTTTCGCACTCTTCTTGCCACATTATTGCTATTTTATAGGCCTTGGACTCCATGTCATTCATCTTGTACTTCAAGATGGGTTCAAGTTCTTTCATTTTTGACCTTGCATTCTTTTTGGAATCTAGTATGATTCCCGCCAACGAAAACCTCAACCTCAACTACTATAACCTAAGAAACCAAAAACTTCAACTGAAAACTGCAAAACTGATTTGTCATCGTGTTGATTCACGAACGCATGGTCCTATATGACCATGTAGTCCTATGCCTTACGCTGAGATGCGTATGAAATAACTAAGGGGCAGAACTGCTTGATGAAAGACTTTTTGGTATGGTGAAAGCCATACGTTTTAGCCGTGTAACCCGACGCTAGTTTGATGCGTCATGGGGCCTGGGTCACGGTCCGTAATGGGTACTGAATAAAAAGTCGTATAATTCAAAGCGGGGGACTTGCAAAGGACAGCAATCAGAAGAGTGAACTCGGACGGGTGCGCAATCTAATAGAATGTACTAGTATTCAATAGAATATAGTAGTTCTAATAGAGGGTACCCTAAGGGATGGCCCCTTTTCTACACATAGGAAATTGAACATGAGAGAAGACATCAAGAAGTTGATTCCTAAGTTTCTTTGGAGCAAGGTTCAAGCCAAGAAAAAGACAAATAAGTCTTTGAGGAGAAATATAAGGAGAATGGCAGAGAGGAAGGGAATATCCTACGAGATGGGAATACTTCATTTCTATCAAGTCAAATCCTTAAAGGAACTGGACAAGCATCTGGTATTCTCTCTTTTGAAGAACTAATATCCGTATGGATTTTTATTTTAGATTCAGATAGGATAATGAGATGACCGAATTCGCCGAGATACTGCCGCAACTCAAGGGAAAGGACATCTACATGTACCTTTCCAAGGACAATCCCGACTGGGTTGATTTGGATGTCGAGGTGGAACTGGTTCTCCACTATGGCGGCAAGAAGGCTTCCCTCTCCTTAGCAGATGATGAAAGTGCGTCTTATCTCGCATCCTCTCTTTATCACTTTATAGATGAAAATAGCTTAGTCATATGCTGGGGAGTTAAGGATCTTTTTACATATCTCAAGGGTCGTACGGAAATAAGTCTCGAGATATGTGACCGCTTGTACGACATATCGATAATGTGCTCATATTTCGGATTTTCCATGGAAAGGCCAAAAACCTTCAAGGAGGCCGCTCAGACGCTTCGTATGGCCATGTCAGAGCCAAGCTGGGAGAACTTTCG